TTGTGTCATGGGTAGTGACAGTAAGTTTACTCTGTTAGTGTACTACAATAATAAAATTATGTCCACTTTTCTATTTTTTTTTGTAAAGACGCACCATCTAAATGGGTATATATGAGAACGTCAATTCCACAGGCAACAGCTTGTAGTACCTCACTGTGAAAATAATTTTTATCTTCATAGTCAACCTGGTCTACATCTACTATTTTGCCCAAATCATCATATTTTGTATAGCGAACCGAAGCTAGTGGAGCATCTTTTTTTGGTTTGGAGCAATAAATAGTTACTCTTGTATCTCTCATTTCCAAGCCTTCCATGCGTCTTTTTCATCGCCTCGCACGGGGGAATATAAATCACCTGTCGCATTGGTAGTAGATTCCTGTCGTGGTAAGAGTTTATCAATGCGACACTTATCTTTTTCCTTTTCCTGTCGCATTGCTTTGTCCGTACCAATGTGACAGCTTTCATTT